ATATCTGGTCATCTATCCCGGCGATTACTGGCAGTGGCAACGCGCCATCGAAGCCAAGCTGCGCGAAAAAAATGGAGGTGGAGCATGAAGCTGTACACGGTAAACGTTTCATTTGATTTTGTCATGGTGGCTGACACCATTGAAGACGCAGAGCTTGAGGCTCGGTATTACTTCAAAGAAGCAATCAGCGATATGCCACGATCAGACATTGAAATGAGTGTTGTCGAAGGAGTTTCTGCAACAGGCTGGGATGATGAGTGCATTCCATATGGCGGCGATGGCAACACGCGCACGGGCGAATACAAGAATGGAGGTGGAGCATGACCATTTATCTAGTTTGCAAACACAAAAGATTTCGTGACTGGCTCGGCTCAGGAATTTACAAAGCATTTGTCATTAAAGATGCAATGGAAAGCAAAGAAAAAGCAAAGGCAATTGCTGATCGTTTGAACAAAAAGTCAATGAAGTATTTTTACAAGATAAAGAAGGTGGAGACATGAACCGAGAAGACATCATTGCAATGGCGCTGGAGGCTGACGAGCACGCCGACAAAGAGTGGCCGCTGCGCCCGCGCTGCGACAAGTGGAAGTCCTGTCGTGATGCACGTTTCGCCGCCCTTGCCGCCGCAGCAGAGCGCAAACGCCTGGCAAACCACTTTGAGCAAGCAAAACTCGCTGGTGTGCACACTGACTGGGTTGCCGCAGCAATCAAAGCAATAAAAAATACAGATTGAAAATGAAAAAACGCAGTAAATACAAACCTAAAGGCATTAGATTAGACGCAGTAAATTGGGTATTAGCTGGATTAAAGCCAATATCTACTGTTGGAGATGCCTTAATTGTGCTGAAAGCAAAAAACCATTCAGCATTAACTGAGGTTGTTCAAGGTAGAGGAAATAAAGATCAGATGGATATTCTGATCGCTGCTTTGAATATGTGTGAAGCATACGCAGTTCACGGAATTGGCGAAGACTGGATGCAAGAAATAAGAGAAGGCCAGGATGCGCTTTACAACATGGCAAAGCGAGGTGTTGAAAAAGGTAAGTTCCTGTTTACTGGCCCAGAAATGACATCAGTAAATCTAGCAATGGACATCCATGATGCCCAGCTAGATAAATCAACAGTAGCAATGATGGAGAAGATGACCGACTTTGTGGCAAAGCAGATCATCCTAAAAAAAGCCCGAGCAATCACATAAGAACATCAAAGTAGGCAAGGGCAAGGATCGCAAAGACAATGCCTAAGCCTACTGCGAGGCAAGCGTCTGCGATGCGTTCTTGAGTGTTGATTTCGTCCATTACGTTTCTCCGTTGTTGATGTGTGTATTGTGCGCTTATCCACAACAAGAACAACTTAGGATTTTCCCTAATAGATTTCTGGTCAATTCTGTGGTAGGGTGGTAAAATTCCACAAAAGGAGTCGCCATGAAAGGCTTGCTTGCCCCATCCGTAGAGATTTCCATTGAGATGGAATCCGAGAAACCAGAGGCGCTAGACGCTGAGGAAAACGTCAAGAATCGTGATTTCGTCAAGAAATACTGGATGCTTGGCCCTGAGCGTACTGCCGGGAGTAATTCGGACTACTGGCGTCAACTGGCAACCGTCTGGCGTATTGCCCCGGATCAGGCTCGCCGAAACCTGTGCGCTAACTGCGAATACTTCAACGACAGCCCGGATATGCTGGCGCAGATGGAGTCTATTCCTGAAGACGCATATGATAAAGATGGCGGTGGCCGTGGCTGGTGTACCAAATTCGACTTTATTTGCCACAATCTCCGCACCTGCAAAGCCTGGGAAAAGGCTGATGTGGAAGTAGAAGAAGGCGAAGACTACTCCAACGGAGAAGAATAATGGGTACCACGAACCAACAGCCGGTCAACGTCAAGCAAGCCAAGAAACTCGCAGAGGAAGCCCGTAAAAAGGCAGAATCCAAGGGTTGGCAGTCTATGGCCTACAAGTTTTCCAAACCGAAAGGCAAGAAATGAAGAAAGTTCACCTGAACAAAGCTGGTCAGAAAAAAGCTGGCGCAGTCATGCACGAATTTGGTAAAGGCGAACTTCACTCAGGCAAAGGTGGCCCTGTGGTTAAAAACCCTAAGCAAGCCATCGCCATTGCCATTTCGGAAGGCGCCAAAAAAATGGGCCGGTACAAGAAATGATTAAGCGCGGCAAAGAGTCTTTCTCTGGCTACAACCAGCCAAAACGGACACCTAGCCATCCGACTAAAAGCCATGCAGTCTTGGCTAAGTCCGGTGAAGATGTGAAATTGATTCGTTTTGGTCAGCAGGGTGTAAGCGGTTCGCCAAAGAAAGAAGGCGAGTCCGAGGCTGATCGTAAGCGCCGAGAAAGTTTCAAAGCCAGGCACGCTGAAAACATCGCAAAAGGCAAGATGTCTGCCGCATATTGGGCAAACAAAGTGAAATGGTGACATAATCACCCCATCTTCAACTCTTGACCAACCCGAAAGGGAGTCAAAAATCATGGATAGAAAACTTGAATGGCGCAACATCGGTGAAATCATCCCGTATGCGCGGAACTCCCGGACTCACTCTGAGGAGCAAGTTGCACAAATAGCCGCCTCAATCAAGGAATTCGGATGGACAAATCCGATCCTTGTTGACGAGGAAAGCGGCATCATTGCTGGTCACGGCAGGCTCGCAGCAGCCAGAAAACTAGGCCACACAGAAATCCCCGTCATAGAACTAACAGGACTCACAGAAGCCCAGAAACGGGCTTACGTGATCGCCGACAACAAACTCGCCCTAAACGCTGGATGGGACACCGAAATGCTCGTCAATGAACTCCGTGACCTTGAAGGCATGGATTTCAATTTAGAACTGACTGGTTTCAGTGCTGACGAGTTGACCGATATGCTGGCCGTAAAGGAAGAAGGCAAGACGGACGAGGATGCTGTTCCAGATGCTCCAGAGGAGCCAAAGACTAAGCCTGGTGACATTTACAAGCTGGGCAACCACCGATTGATGTGTGGAGACTCGACCAGCATTGATGCTGTTGAGAAGCTGCTGGATGGCAATAAAGTTGATTTAGTCTTTACCGATCCACCATATAACGTTGCTTTCAATGGTCGTAGTGGAAAGCACGAAGTGATTAAAAACGACGATCTTCCTCAAGATGAATTTGAGGACTTCATATCTGAAGTGTGTAATACGATTAAAGCAGTTGATCCGAAGGCATATTACATCTGGTGCAACTGGAATTTTTACGGAATTCTGCAAGGTAAATTAGATTACAAAACTTGTATTGTTTGGGCAAAAAACGTATTTGGTATGGGTTCTGGGTATAGGCATCAGCATGAGTTTTGCCTGTTCAATGGGAAAATTGATGAAGTCATTAAAAATGAATCCGATCTTTGGGAGATCAAAAAAGATTCAAAGTATGTCCATCCAACACAAAAGCCCGTTGCATTGTCTGTAAGAGCCTTCGGGAATCATGTAAAGCTATTGAATGTCCTTGATCTATTTGGTGGAAGCGGTAGCACATTGATCGGGGCAGAACAGACTGGACGCAAGGCTTTCATTATGGAACTCGACCCAAAATACTGTGACGTTATCGTCAAACGCTGGGAAGATTTCACAGGAAAGAAAGCAGAATTGCTTACATTTTCGGAGATAGAAAATGTCTAAGATGGGTCGCCCTCCATATGAGCCAACAGAAGAAGGTCGCAAGCTGGCCCGAACGCTGTCTGCGGTAGGCATTCCTTACGAGGACATTGCCGCCAAACTTGAGATCAGTTCCGATACCTTGGTTAAATACTACAAGTCAGATCTGGACGCTGGAAGGATTGATGCTAATGCTGCCATTGGTCAAACCCTGTTCCAGCAAGCCAAGAACGGCAATACCGCTGCCGCTATTTTCTGGCTAAAGACTAGGGCTAGGTGGAAGGAAACCCACGCCCTTGAACACAGTGGCCCAGATGGGCAGGAATTGGTTATCAAGTGGGCCAAAGAGAGTTAATCATCCCTTACACGCCTCGCAAGCAGCAGCTTGAAATCCATAACCTGCTGGACGAGAAGCGTTTTGGTGTAGTGGTAGCGCATCGCCGCATGGGTAAAACCGTGTCTGCGATTAACCACATCATTCGTGCGGCAGTCCTGAACCAAAAGGAATCGCCTCGATACGCTTATATTGCTCCAACCTATGGGCAGGCAAAACGTATTGCGTGGGATTACCTCACAAAATACGCCGAGCCTTTGGGCGGAACTTCTAATATCTCAGAGCTAAGGGTGGATTTCTGGGGTAGACGCATTCAACTTTACGGCTCAGACAATCCAGAAGCCCTGCGAGGCCAATACTTTGATGGGGTTATCCTGGACGAGATTGGTGATCAGAATCCTAAGATTTGGACGGACATCGTTCGACCTGCCCTGGCAGACCGTAGGGGCTGGTGTCTGTTTATTGGTACGCCGAAGGGCCATAACCACTTCAAAGAACTGCGGGATAGGGCTAAAACAGAGGATGACTGGGGTCTGCTTGAGTTCAAGGCCTCAGAGACTGGGGTTGTTGATCCACAAGAATTGTCCGCAGCCCGTAACGAAATGGGCGAGGATAAGTACCGCCAAGAATTTGAGTGTTCGTTTGACGCAGCCGTTGAGGGTTCGTATTACGGCAAAATTCTCAATGAACTAGATGAGAAAAAACGATTTGGAGAGATTCCTCGGGATGATCTTTGCAGGACATTTACGGCTTGGGACTTGGGAATGGGTGATAGTACGTCTATCTGGGTGGCTCAAGTCGCTGGCCCTGAGATTCGTCTAATTGATTATCACGAAAATCACGGTGTTGGCCTTGACCATTATGTGAAGTGGATTAAGGATAATGATTATCTAAAGGCAACCCATATTCTCCCGCATGACGTACAAGTCAGGGAATTGGGCACAGGGAAAAGTCGTCTGGAGGTTCTTCAGGAAGCTGGTTTAGACGTAAAGATTGCCGCCAGAATGGGTGTGGATGATGGCATCCAGGCTGTTCGCAGGATGCTTCCGAAATGCTGGTTCAAGCTGCCAAATACTGAAATAGGGCTGAATTGCCTAAAGAACTATCGTCGCGACTATGACGAGAAGCGCAAGATTTTCTATGAAAGGCCATTGCATGACTGGTCATCTCATGGATCAGATGCTTTCCGTTACCTTGCTGTTGGACTGGATGAAACCGAGTCCACATGGGGCCGTTCTATCAACTCAACACCGAAATGGGTGGTTTAAATGTTTCTCGTACCGCAAGGACAAAACGCAATCAGGCTGATTCAGGCACTTGAAAAACGGGTTGAGGCATTGGAAAATGCGCTTAAAAGGGTAGAATCTGATACAAAGCCCAAAGTGGGCCGACCTCCAAAGGTTAAAGATGAGCCAAATCAGCCTCAAAGCAGCAATTCAAGCAGCGATTGACGATTCAATTGGGTTTGTTGAGAGCGAAACAGTAGACGCTCGTAAGACGGCCCTTCAATACTATCTGCGTCAGCCCTTGGGCAATGAGGTGGAGGGCAAAAGCCAAGTCGTAACGGGTGAAGTCGCCGAGGCAGTTGATGGCGCTTTGCCTGCTTTGATGCGGATTTTTACTGGCTCTGATGAAATTGTCGTGGCCGATCCTACTGGCCCTGGTGATGAAGCTGGTGCGAAACAAGCTACTGACTACCTGAACTACATTTTCCTGAAAGACAACCCCGGTGTGATGATTCTCCGGGATTGGTTCTTTGATGCCCTGCTGCAAAAGAACGGCATTGTTAAGGCGTACTGGGAAGACAAGGAAGACGTTACCAAAGAGCGTTATCAAGGTCTGACTGATGACGAACTGGCGATGATGCTTCAGGACAAAGATATTGAGGTCGTTGAACAAGAAATCACATCTTATCCTGCTGTTGATCCGATG